TAGCCCGAATTGGATGCTGCACCCTTATAGCCCGAATTGGATGCTGCACCCTTATTGCCCGAATTGGATGCTGCACCCTTATTGCCCGAATTGGATGCTGCACCCTTATTGCCCGAATTGGATGCTGCACCCTTATTGCCCGAATTTTTCAATTCCTTTTCAATCTTAGAAAAACGGAACTCAACGCAAGCCTTTATAATCTTATCAATGCCCAACCTCGCTCCGATGGCTATTTTCTTTGCCGCGACTTTCGTGTCGTTTCTCCTTTCATTGCTCACTCCGTCAAGTTCGACTTCGTGAAATTCGGAATTTGCCGGGTCATAATACTCGAATATATCGAGAGGGTCTTCGCAGGCGTGGAAACCACTTTCACAAAGTTTCACCTCTCCATCGTGTTCGTATGTCTTGCCCTCCTCAAACTGGAAGCCCCGGCAAGTCATGTCTTTATTAAATCCCTTATATGCTTTCATATCTGTTTATTTTATCGTCCTGTACTACCATAGCCGCCTTTTCCCCTATCGGTCTCCGAGAATTCTTCTGCCTCCTCAAATTCAATCTCAGGATAGGGCAAGATTATCATTTGGCAAATGCGGTCTCCTGAATGATAACCGCCATCATTTTGCAGAAACTCCCTTGCATCGGTAATGATGAACTTTGCCGTTACCTCTCCGCGATAGTTGCTGTCTATCACTCCCACGGAGTTGTGCAGTATAAGCGGTTTGTTGGCAATCGAACTTCTCGGGAATATAAGTCCCGCGTGCCCCTCAGGTATCTCGAAGGCAATACCTGTATGACATAGGAGTTCCTGCTTTGCCCAGTCTATCGAAGTCTCTGTGCAATACAGGTCAAAACCCGCGTCCGTGGCGTGCGCCCTCTTCGGCACAACCGCATTTTCGCTTAATCTTTTAATTCTTACTTTCATAATTCTATCGTTTCTTTGTGTTTTCAAAATAAAACTTTCCGTCCCATTCATGTTCTTCCAAAATGCCGTATTTTATTGCCAATTTGGTAGCGAATGTGTGTTTGTAATCAAGTTCTTTAAGGAGTTTTTTACGGAAGCCATCAACCGTTAACATCCCTTTGTAGAAATTGCAAGCACGGCAAGATGGGTTGTAATTGTCTATAACATCCTTCCCAATGCCGCCTAAATGTTTCTCCATTCGCACCTCGTTGTTTCGGCATTTTGGAACGATGTGGTCAACCTGCATATCTTTATAATCTATCTCACAACCGCAATATGCACAATGTCCATTATACTTGTTATAGACTTGTTGCCGTGTTTCCTTTGTCATATTATTTCTCCAGTTCAAATTTAATGTATTATTTCAGTGTGAATTTGTCCACATATTCGTCCGGAGCGACATTGACAGGCAACCACCGGAGCTACATAAACACCTTATCCGCCTTCTCGGGCGTGTCGCATCTGTCCGCGTATGTAATCAGGAAGCGGAGGAACTCATTTGCATCTGCCCTGCCCTTGTCGTAGTCCCCCTTGTTTGGCAGACATTCTATCTTGCACTTGTCCAGATAGAGGTCATAACGCTTGTGGAATTCCCTCGCGGACTGCATCATCAGATTGTGGGCTTGCTTTACCTCGTGCTTGAGTTCCCCGCCCTCAATGTAATGTATCCGGTACTCTATCTCACGGAGCAGCATATCGCACGCATCCGTGAGCGCGAAATAGATGTTAATTAGAAGATTTGTCAGATTGTGTTTCATAATTAGATTGTTGTTTTGTGCCTACAAAATTAAAAACAATTTTAATAAAAACAAAAGATTTTTATTAAAAAAGTGAACATTGTGTGAATTGTTGTGGCTTGCCGAGCAGAAAATCGCAGATGAAATTCCGCGCATAATCGGGTGAAATCATTGAACGTTCCTCGGAGCATAATCCCGCGTGCGGTGCTTTCTTTGCGCTATATACCGATTTTATCTCCTTATCCCGCTGTTCCGTCTCAATCCCCATAACAGGCTCGCAGTTCACAAACCAATAGGCAGTGGGTTTCTTGTAGTAATCCCCGCGCATTGAGCGGTCTTTATCTATCAACGATGGTGACGAAGGGAAATTGCTATACAGATATTGAGGCTGCGACCAAGGATTTTCAATGATTAGCCTAATGCCTTTTGTTAAGCAGATGCCATACATCTTTATCAAAAGCGAATAGAAAAATTGTCTATTCTCCGACCGCTCCAAGATAGCCGCAATTTTCTGCCTGTCGTCTAATTTCCGATAGTTAAAATGGGACAGAGAAAAAAGCATCATAGAATTTTGGCAAAAATAGATGCAAGGGAAAAACGCCATTACAAGGTCTCCTTCTTGCCCCCCCCACTATGGTATCAAAGACAGACGGACGCCAATTATAGCCTTCCTCTATCTCGTGAAACAAATCCATCTTGTGGTCTGTCTCCCCGAAGTTATCCTGTATGTCATAATCCTCCGCAGGTATGCCCAACTTGATAAATTCGTTCTTGAATGTCCCTGACTGCTCGAAGAAGCAGTGTACTTTGCTTATTTTCATAATATCGGTGTTATTTCAGTCGCTTCCATTTCCTCGACGGCAATCTGCCGTGCCCTGGCGATGTTCTGCGAGCCTTTGTCAAAAACGATTGTAACGGTCAAAAAATTCTCATTTGCATCATATAGTAGTCCCCTCGTGTTATGTTGTAGTGCAAGCCAGTTGAACTGATGCAGCATACTGAGGCTCCCGAAACGGAAGCACACCGTCTCGAAGTAGGGGAGGGGCTTACCCAGTATGCCCTCATACTATTCTCGTATGTTATTTTCCTTTGCCATAATTATTGAAATAAATTTGGTTGAATAACCGCCAATACCTTCTCTTTAGCCAGCTTATAAAAGTCCTTCTTAATCTCAAAGCCATACGCCTTGCGCCCACAATTCGCAGCCGCCAACAATGTCGTTCCGCTGCCCGCGCAAGGGTCTATCACGACATCGCCCTTGTCCGAAAACAACTCTATCAACCGCTCCAATAATTTCACAGGCTTCTGAGTGGGATGACATTTCGGCGTATCATTATCCACAACCCAATCCATACAGTTAAATACCATTCGTCCCTCGTTGTTGAATTTAGGGAGCATGTCCCGGTAGAGTATCAATCCATATTCGCAATTCCCCACGACCTTCATATTAGCCTTCAATACCTGCGCAGAGAAGTTCTTGCGGAAAACTAAAGGGATATATCTCTCAAGTCCATATCTGCGTCCCAAATCAATGTAATAGTGCATCTGCTCGAAAGGACAGAAGAGTATCATACAGGCTGCCCCCCCCTTGCGTTTGGAGCCTGCCATAGGCACATCGCCCTCTTCCCCCGTTTCGTCCTTTTTCAACGGCTTATCCTTACGAAGCATCTGTGAACAGAAGTGCATAAACTCCGCAGGACGGAAATCCTTGTCCGTGTCAAAGAATTGCTTTCCCGCCTTGTCGCTCTCACCTTTCTTGTTGTCGCCGTCTATGTACCACGCAGGATTGCTTGCATAAGCGTTTTCTCCGAGGTTATAGGGCACATCTGCTATGATAAGCTGTGCTTTCGGTATTCCGTAACTCTTGAAGTTCTGGAAATGGTCATTAAACAACTCTATATTTTTCATATCTCTACTATTCTATATCAATGTAATACTCCGCAAATCGTTTTCCGTTGTGCTCGACAAGACGCATCTTCACCGGGTATCCCTCGTTCCGGAGTTCCCATATCCGTGCGCCAAGACGGAAACATCCGAATTGATTGAGCGCGTCAATGGGTGTCAGGCTGTACCCATTCAGCAGATGACGCAAGATGCGTTTCTTCTGCGAGTCTGTTGTGTTCTTTTCCATAATTCAAAAGTTAAATGAAATTTCGTGGGGATGGAGGGAGTCGAACCCTCCGCTCAGATACGGACATCGTTCCGTGTTCCTACATATCCGGAGCCGCTTGCCTACCGTTAAGGAACTTTGCCCATATTGTTGCCCCGCAACCTGCATCCCCGATTGCCGTCTGTTCCGGCTGTCACCCCGTCTGTCCGGAGCGTCCTGCTTATATGTATTTGGTATCTCTAACCGCGCGTCCCCGCGGGATTATTGTGCGTACGGAGGGACTTGAACCCTCGCCTCTCAATCGCGTGCCAGCCAACCGCACCGCGTCCGCATCCCCCGTCTCTCCGAGGTGTCCAGTTAAACAATTAAAAACTATAACTACGCGCATCACTGCGGGCTTATATCCCATCGAAATTGAAGTATTCTTCGGTCACTTGTCCGGCTCCATCGCAATCGGGACAGGTCTCCTCGTGCAGGGCATAATCCCCAAGCCGTCCATTAAAGGCGATGTCATAAGCCTCGTTAACGGTCAACTCAATATCATTGCCTTCCTCATCTTCCCCGACCCAAAGGACGCCTTCGCCCTCACATCGCGGGCATTTACTCCTTTTCATTGTTCGTCCCTCCCATATACTTTATGATACAAAGCCTGCGCAGCCACGCCCACAAGTGCAAGCACCGCGAGGGAGCCGCATTTCAGGAGCGCGAACTCGCCCCAAGTCAATGGGCAGTCCGGCACCTCGTCCCCTATCAGGAAAAAGAACGAGATAAGCCCCAACACGGCTAACATAGCCATACAGACCTTGTAAATGATATTCGTTTTCATAATTCAAATTTTAATAAAAATAAGCCGCGAGGTTTCGTTGTCAGTGACGGCTGCACAACTACTCCCTCGCGGCTCTCTTTCTCTCTTTCAATATCGTGCAGGCTGCCGTCACAACCTTAATTCGTAGCGGGGACAGGACTTGAACCTGCGTTCCCTTGTGTATGAAACAAGTGAGATGCCACTTCTCCACCCCGCATTGTGTCGGACATCCTTGTCGTAACAACTTCCGTCCGATTACGAGTACAAAGGTACAAACTTTTTTAATATCTGCAAATTATTTTTCACTTTTTTCGCCTTTTTTGAAAAAAAGCGGCTTCATATACCCCAAGATAGCCATATTCTTCTTGTCTTCAAGGGTCATCTTGTCCGCCTCTTCCTTGTAGAGCTGCCGCTTGATGAAGTGCGTCGTGTTGAACCTGAGCTTGTTCAGTTCTATTGCCTGTATATTCTGCCACACGCCGCCCTTTTTCCCCTCGCACAGGGAATTACTCTCTATGGGGATAAATACGCCCCTGACGCCCTCTTTATCCATCACCTCCGCGCCCTTGTATTGCAGCAGGTCTATGCTTATCGAAAAATCACTTCTCATAATTGTTCCCTTTGTAGCAAAGGTACGAAAAATCGGTCAGAAAAGGGTGGGTTTCCAAATGTCATTCATCCATTTGCGGTGCACGAACAAACCCTCCGTAACATTCCCGTCCGCTCCGAACTGGTTTGCGAGCACATTCACGTCCCTTGCCCAGATGCGCACGAAATCATCGGGCATCGAGTACTCGGATATGTATATCGGGAAGTCGGCATTCCGTGCCCACTCATGGAAGGCGTCGTGGTCAAATGTGCCCGTGCAGTAACCGTTTGCGGACTTGTATGGAGGGTCACAATATACTGTCGCGTCTTTGGTAATGGGTATCTCGCGGTAATCAGCCGCATACCTCTCCAAACTCTCCAACCTCTGCAAACTCTCCAAACCCTCCTTGCGTCCGCCCTTGAAGTGGCAAGATTTATACAGCGGATTGTTCATAATCATCTCCCTCGTTCCGTGCGCCTTCAGCCAAGACGTAATCGCACGCCCTATCGCAACCCTCCGCTCGCTCCGGTCGTCAATGTCGCTCAAAACCCACCGACAGGCACCGCACACCTCCGGACAGAGTTCCCCAAGCGGCTCGAAATCATCGAACACGACGGCGTAATGCAGGGCACGCTTGTACGGCTCCATCTCACGCCCATAAAGATATGTCTTCGTGTCGTTCCCGAAACTCCAGCAGCAGCGCACATAAGCGTCAGTGTCCTTCAGCGCAACGAAGTCATCGCGGCTTATCCAGCGATTTTCGTTCCGATACTTCCCGCTAATTGCGTTGACGAACAGTTCGGGCATATCACCCTGAATGTCGTTAATGACATACCTGTCCCACCGCCCCGCGACCATTGCCGCGTGCGTCACGGCACAGCCGCCCGCGAAAAGGTCATACAACGCGGCTCCCGAGGGAAGATGCTCCACTATGTCCGCGGCTATCCGTGACTTGCTGCCCCTGTATGGTAATCCGTACTTCATTGCCTTTCCATATACTTGCGGAACACATCAACATTTATACGCGGGAAGGTGCTGAATTTAAGGTATTCGCAAGCCTTATCAATCAGCATATCCCACTGTATCTTCAGCTTGTGTTCCCATTCCTCGTTCAGTGCCTTCATTTTACCCGCGTCTATGTCCATCTGCTCCAACGCGCCTGCCCTATATGCGTTCCGGCACATCGTTTTCACCACATCACCCAACTCCATCTCGCGCCCCACATAATCCTCTATCCTTTTATCCATACTGTCCATAATATCCAATTGTTATTAAGTAACACTTTAGATTATAGCATATAATGCGCTAATATACAACAATTTACACAATAAGCAAAATTTTCATGCTTATCTATGCATTATTATATCGTACACCGCCTGAAGGTTGCGCCTTATAAGCATATCAAGGCACAACGCCTTCGCCCGCGTGGTCTCGTCGAACGCCGCCCAGCCGTTCCACATGTCCGGTTTCGCGGGTTTCCTCGCGTCATCCAGCGCGTCAAGCATTATGTTCCGTTCCTCGGGTTTCGTGTCCGCGAGCCGCAGTCCCCTGTCACGCAGGAAGTCATATACACGCGCAAGATTGCAGGGTATGCCCTCGCAGTGCCCGCCACTGTTCACCTGCCCGTAATACCGCGACAACAATGTCCAGATGCTTTCCGCGTTCTTTTTCGCAATCGTGCCGTCGAAGTCAACGCGCATATTCCGGTGCTCCCTGTCCCACTTCCGCTTTTCAGCCGCACGCTCGTCCGAGAGCAGGTATATCTGCAGCCACTTGAGCACATTCTTGACGGTTATGGAGAAATTGTCCCCATAACTGCCCTTTGTCCCCTCGTCCATCACATACTCCACCTCCTTAACAGTCAATGCCCCATACTTTGCATATAGGCTGTCACATATCTTCATTATAGTGCGGTCATGTCCCTTGTCCTCGTCACCACCGTAGTTCGTGACGGCTTCTGACGCACATTTAGTCAGTGCGTCCGTCAACTTGTCTCGTGAGGTTGCTGCTATCGTCCGCGCATCCTCCAATGCCTCGCGTATCGTCATAGTTATTCAAGCTTGAAGTCGTTTGCAAGTTCAGACAGCCCTATCAGGCGCAAGATGTGCTGCAACTCGTGGACATACCGCACACGGAAGTCGCGTATCTTACCGCAGGCACTCAGCGCAAACAGACGCGCCATACCCTCAAAGCACAAGTCCATATTTTCGATGCTTACGAGTACTTTACTCTCTTTATTGAAAGTCCATTTATTCCTCTCCTGCGTGAAGCCGTTGGCAAGCAGCATCTCCTGTCTCAACTCCACGGGCCGCGCGGTGCCGTCCCTGAAGTCGCGGTCCTGATACTCCCACACATCGCCCTCGTTGCCCTCAAAATCGGCATAGACATAATAGGTGCCCACCGCCGTAACATACATCGGGAAGGCGTGCTCGTCCTGCAGCCAGTCCCCAATCATAAAATCTCTTGCTTTCATATCTTTAGATTATTTTAAAATGGAAAATCGTTTTCTTCCTTGTATCTTTCATATTCGGCCTTCTTGCGTTCCTCCTCCGCAATCCGGAGCCGTTCCCTGCGCTCCCATTCGGCTTTCTTGCGCTCATAATCCTCGTGTTCCCTCTGTCGCCTTTCCTCCGCCTCCTGACGCCCTTTCTCCGCGTTCCGCTGCCGTTCCGCCTCCTGTGCCTTCCATTCGCGGGTCTTGCGCTCATCCTCGCGTTTCTCATAGTCCTTCTTCTGCTCGTAATAGGACTTTTCCGCGTCGGGGTGAATGTCCTGCCAACCCCGCGAGACGGCTCTGTCGATGAACGCGCGTGCACGCTCTATGTCCCCGCCAGACTCGCGTTTCAGCCTGTTTGCGAAAATTGAGAGCGACTTCTGACATTTGAGGGGCTTCCTGATGTCAATCTTGTAGTCGAGCCAGTATGCAATCAGCTCCCTCCAGTCATCCTCGGGTATGGTATTGACGAAGTCATCCGCTAATTTCTTGAAATCAGCCTTCGGCTTTTTGGGGGACTCCCCCTTTAGGGGGATTATAGGGGGTAATATGTTTTTATCTGTGTTTATTATCTGTTGTTTATTATCTGTATCATATAATAATATACATTGTCCGTTTTGGGACAATGGACTGTCCTGTTCGGGACAATGTGTTGTCCCATTTGGTAAAATGCACCTTCCCATTAGGTCGTCATTGACGGAATACCACAGAGTGCGGTCGCGCTTGTCCTCGTTGTAGTTTCCTGTCTGTACCGCCCCTTGCTCTATAAGACTTTGAAGGATTCGGTATATCTGTTTGTTTGACCAATACGGGAATAGCCCTGAAAACGCCTTGCGGCTATTGTAAGTCCATACGCGCCCGTCATAGATATGCTTGTTGTTCTCGTAGTTTTTCTGAAGCCAGTAAAGAATATTGGTCAATATTATAGCCTCATTGCAGCCATATTTTTGAGCGAGTTCAATATCGAAAAAATGATACATAAGCAAAATAAAAAAAAGTAATTGTCCGGTGTAAGGTCGCTCTCTTACACCAGACAATCACATATAGGTTTTACAAACCTTATATTTCCCACGCAGGAGCGACACTGCATTGCAAATATACAAAAAATCTTTATCCCAGCTCAAAAAAATCCACATTCTTCAAGACTGTCACCAAATTCCACGAACTTACGGACAGCATCGCGGGCAGCCGCGTGAATAAGTCCCAGCGCACTGTCAAAGTCCGTATCAATGTTGATTACGCCCTCAACCTCCCCGCTCTCATCGCGTACCCTCAACTGCATTGTCTCCGGCGCGATACCATACACCGCCTTAATCGTGTTCCATTCCCTATTAGTTATAATTTTTGATTTTAAGCCGTTAAAATTTCAAAGTAATATAAGTTATCGTCCCACGCAAGAAAGTCGCTCTAAAGTCACGGAAATAGCCAAAGAATGAAAATTATACAAACTTGTCGTTCCGCGCAATCTCAACTTCAACCCAATCAAGGAACTCTCCCTCGTCAGGCTCCGGCAGCACGAACTCCGCAACACGTGCGCACCACTCCTTCCACCTGTCCAGCGACAGCGACATCTCCTCCTTCGTCAGTTCGGACGAACTGCGCGTGTATTCCACCAATCCGCACAGCCTGTCCTCCCTCCTCCGGACATACAGCTCCGCATTCGCGGCACGCTTGTAATACATCTCCTTCACATAATCCGCCTCCAGTCCGAACTCGGACGCGAAGTAGCCTATAGTGAGATGCAGCCACGCATTCTGCGCTCTGCTCCGCCCCCTGCGCTCCGTCAACTCCACAATCCCGCCGACAGAGATGCACTTCGCCACCTTTCGCTCGAAACGCACCCTGTCAATGGGATTATGAAGGTCAAAAAGCATCAGCGCAGAGTTATATACTCTTTCTCAACGAACGCAACACCCTCAGGCATCTCCGCCTGCTCGTTGAGCACCTTGGACAATGCCGCCTTGTCAATCTTCGGAACGAGGGTGACATAGGACGGCAGCTTCATCTCCGCAACACGCGCCTCTATGTCGTAAGGGGAGAGGAAGACATCCTCGTTTATGTCCAGCGAACGCCTGACGGAGCGCGTAATGCTTACACCGCCGTCCGCACCCTTCAGCCTGTTCCACTCGAACAGGCGCATCATCGTGAGGATGTGCTCCTTAATCCGCGTCTTGGCGTTTTCCGCCTGCTTCTTCTTCGCGGTCATACGCTTTATCTCCTCGTCGCACCCATCTATGAAATTGTCATATTCGCGTATGATGCGGTTGTAACCCTCAACCTTTGCCGACATATCCTCCTTGTTGTCGGACAGAAGTGCCTCAATCTCGGGCGTCATCTCGCCGCCGCTCTCATAGAGCATATCTTCGAGCCGGCGTTCCTGTTCGCCCAGCTCATACAATGTCATCTTTGCCATATCAATAAAGTGTGTTTATAAATTGTTTCAAATCGGCATTCGCCCTCTTCCAGAAGGCAACTCCCTCGGGCGTGCCCTTCCAGTTGAACGCCTGCTCTATCGTGAACTCGCCCTCGTGTCCGTCACAGAACGACTGCACCAAGTCGTAGTCGTCAGGCTCATTGTAGCAGGCACAAAGATTGTCAAAATAGGCATTGTACCAATCCTGCCTGCGCAGCCATTTCGCAAGTTTCCTTGCCCTTGTCGTGTTGTCCATTTCTTTTTCGATTCTTTTTCAATTCTTTTATTTTATGCCATTCCTCAATTACCTGTATTGATTAAGCACTTCTTTCTGTTCATCAGAGAGCATATAAGTCTGCTCCAGCTTGTAGATGAGGCTCTTTTCGCCCTTGTCCAGCCGCGCCATAGCCTTCTCGAAGGCGGCATCCGACAATGGTTTCTTTCCGTCCCCCGCCGTCGTCCGCGGCTGCGGCTTAGGCTTGCCGTCACCGAAACGGAAACGCTCGTTTCCATGCGCATCCACAATGACAAGACCGCTTATGTTCCGCCTGTCATCGTACTCGATGGACTTCACGCTGAAACCGCAATACGGGGACATCGCCGCCTTGCCCTGCGCATTCGTGTAATACTCCTTATCGTTCAGGGTAATCCAGATGCGCGGTGCGGAATACAGTTCACGCCCGATACCGAGATTGAAGCAGGCTCGTTTGAACGAGTCGCTCGCCTGCCCCTTTTCCTTTTCCGTGTTGCTCTCCGTTCCCACATCCTGCTTGCTTATCCACTCACCCGTGTCGGGGTCTTTTACGGAGACGGTGCAGTAAAGACGGTCTCCGATGAGCTGGTGACTTCGCTGCCAGCAGAAGATACCGAAGGTCTCGTCCAGGATGTTCTGGTCAACCCTCGCGTCCTTGTAAAGCAGGATGCAGGCACTCACCGTGCCGTCCCGCCTTTGGGATACCTGTGCCGCGCGGCAATCAATGTCCTGCGGCTCCAAAAGTCTGAATTTGACTGTTTTCATAATATAGATTGTTAATATGTTTACTGTTCCTCAATGCCAAGCAGGAAATCCGCGCTCACATCGAGCTTCTCGCAGCATCTCGCAAGCGCGTCGATGCTTATCTGCTTTGCCGTGCCATTGATGAGCCTGCGCACGCAGTTCTTGCTGCTCAATATAGGAGCCTTCGGGAACATATATTCAGCCAGCTCCGCAAGCGATACAGGCATTCCCATAGCCTGCCTTGCGCCCATAGCCTCTGAAATTCTTAATCTCATAATGATTGTGTTTAGTTGTTTATGACTGCAAAGGTACAAACAATTTTAATAAAAGCAAATTATTTTTCACTTTTTTACAAAAAAAGCAGGAGTGTTTCGCAACAGTCCTGCCTGAACTTAACAATCTAAATCATGTAGTAGATAAAAGAAACTTTTGTCGTCGCAAAGATAGCGAAAAAGGTCAGAATGTCAAAAAATTGTAAGATACCCCGACGCCGATGTAGGGTGACAACAGCACCTGCCCGTCGTGCAGGGTCGCGCCATAGCCGACGTTCACGCCTATCCCCCACGGCCTGCGTTTCGTTCTTTCCGTAACGGTCTCCGTTATGGTTATAGTCTTCGGGTAAACCTCCATGTAGTCAAGTCTCGGCTCGTATCCGCTTATTATTGCCGTGTAGTTCGTGTCACGATAGGTTTTCTCCTCGCGGGGCAGGGAAACATACACCGTATCCCTCAAAACCTCCGTAACGGGGATTTTCAGCCTTATCGTGTCGGTCGTGCGTATGTATGTCGGGACGGGATTGTCCATGCGTATCGTGTCGTGCACGACGGTCGTGTCACGGATGACAACAGGCTCCGTGTCCGGATTGTGCCTTTCCGTGCATTGACGCACACCGAAAAGGGCGGCAAGTGCAAGCAGCGCACCCGCAAGCATAGAAAGCAGGCATTTAGTCATATTCTCCATAACAAAAGATTTGGATTTTTCATTATACTACAATTTGTAGTACATTACGATTTATCGGATTTTCTCGCCCAAGGTTATCTGCATACCCCCATATACAACCAGCTGACTGCTGTATCTTTCCTGTTATAGCTTTTATTATATTACTTGGATGAGCTTTGGATATTTTGGCTGCGTCCCGAATACTTCTAAAAGTAGTATAAGTGCCATCTGAAATACTTATGCACCAAACAGGCCTTCTGATAGTATCGTGATAATGACAATTTTCCCCAATATAACTAAATGTAAATCCTTTGGCAGAACCTTTTCTGTTACGGCAGATTGTAGCTATCCAGCTCTTCTGAATGCCGGTTGAATTCGCTGCATCTGTTATACTCGGATATGTAGCTACAAAAGTTCCATCTAACATATATTGATTTACTGGCAGACTTATAGTTTTACGCCTCCTTATCATTGCTGTCCCATAATTTACATTATACTTTACGGTACACCACTCAAGATTTTTGACGTAATTATTACTTGGATTTTCATCTTTGTGATTGACAACTGTATAATTATCTGGATTAGATATAAATGCAGTTGCAACCAATCTATGCACCCATACCTTATGAGTCTTTCCTTTATGGGTTAAATGCACAGAAACATAACCTCTATTATCTTTAAATAATAGAAGATTTTTTGTTTTACCAGTCTTTTTATAGTTCAAACTTCGAACTTCCCCAATATCACTAACTTCATATTTGCCGCCCCAGCCGACAATTGGTTTCCAAGTAACATTCTGCATAATATTCCTATTTCATATCAGTAACACTACCTAAGTTATTTGCAAGTCGTTCTGTATAAAAGTCATAATACGAATACCTCTCTCTTATTTTTGGGATGCCATAGAGCGCAGCCCAGATGATTGACGGAAGCCCGATGATTATCAGGTACAGCCACCCGAGATAGAGCGACTGCCTGCAATGCCCCAATTCGTGCTTCAATGTCTTGTCGGAGAAAAATTCGGGAAGGATGATGATGTTCCCCAAAGATATGCCGCCGCGCATCCTGTCCGACGATACCACAGCCACGCGATTGTATCTTCCGGTACGGTAGAACGATGTGCAGCCGCCATAATAAAAGGCAAGAATCTCACCGATGATGTTCTGCGGCATCTGCCACAGCCAAAGGACTAACTGAATTATCTCTCTCATAGCAAATTGATTTTCAGCAAAGATAAGAAAAACTCCGGTACTTCGCAGCACCGGAGCGTCCATAACTAATAACCTATGACTATGGTAAAAATATTCAATGCAAAGATAGCAAAAAGTTCCGTATCTCACGACGCGGAACTCTCCCAACTTAATATCCAATTATGAAAACACAATCTTCCGCACTTTCAACGGCGGCGGAATGCCGCTATCTTACATCTATCGTTATCCTCCCCGAGCAGAGGGCGAGCCGACCATACAACTTCTTCAATGTCGCCAAGCTGTCCGTCAACATACCCCTGACGGTGTTCTTCCCGACAAGTATGCAGCCTTCTGTGTCCGCGGCCGTGTTGCCTCCGTGAATCAGGACGCCCTCAAACGACGGCACTCCCGACAGCCGAGGCAGGTAGCCCTTGCAGAAGTCGTACTGTTTCTTCTGACTGAAACGCGGGGACTGGATGCGCAGGGTCACCTCGTATGTCCCCTCGGGTATCGCGGTCTTTCCGTACACCTTCGCCTCCCTCGTGAGGTCGCGCACCTTATCTTCCAACGTGTCGCAGAAATACTCCCCGTCAACATATAGCCTGCCAATCGTGTAATCCTCGCGCTTGGCAATCCTTTTCAGTTCAAGCCTCATCGTGTTCTATCATTTTGAGTTTCGCGTTCTCCTTGTATTCGTCAAGCAGTTCCTCCACCGTGTAGAAGTCAGCCCCGAAATTCATCTCGTCACAATGCTCCTTGAAGTATGCCCTGCCGCGTCCGAGGGACGGACGGCGCAACACGCACCCCTGATGCACGCACATATAATAACCCTTTGTGGTGCACTCGCATCGCTTGTCGGCTAATTGTGTCTGCAGGTCGCCAATCTGGGCACGCAGTGTTGAGTTCTCCGATTTGAGGCTCGCAATCTCCGCGTCCTTTCCGTTGTCAATGTCCGTCATTGTGGTTATCGCATTGTTCAGTGCGGTTATTGCGGCATTGTCCGCGTCCGCGCCCGCTTTCCTGCGCGAGAATTTGAGGGTAAAGAGAGCGGTCAGTCCACCGCCCCCTATAAATCCCCCAAGTATTGAAATAATCTGTATCCAATCCATAGCAATTCCTCCTATTGTGCCGAGTTACTTGTGACGATTGTGCCGTCAGCGGATAACTTTACATTGATGTTGTCAGCAGGACTGTTGATATTCTTCACCAATAAGCCATACCAATCACCATTTATCTTGTGCAGAGCGCCTGCCCAAATTTCCTTGTAGGTGCAGTGCATTACTGTTGCGTTTGGTACTTTGGAAAGAAATACTTCCAACTGAGCCTTGTTTGACAGGGCGGTGTCGGTGAAAGGAACTGCCGTGTAGGAGTACTTGATGGCATCAAGCATCTCAGTGACCTCATTGGAGGTCTTTTCGAGGAAGTAGTTGTTTTCATCAAAGGTGATAACCCCGTCAGTAGTGCTGACATTGAATGGGTAGTGATGATTTTCATTCACATCTGTAACTACTCCGGACAGTAATACTCCTGTACCGATATTCAGCATTCCGTGATACTCCTGTGAGTTGCCTGTAATTCTGACGGGAACTGAATAGCCGTTAGTAGTATCTACCTGTGCATCGGTCAGTATCTTTAGATAAGCGGTAATGGCTGCCTTGTTTGCTGCATTGTCACTTGCCTTTAATTCTATTGCACCAAAGGCTTTCACACCCTTTGCAAGGGCATTTACCTCGTTGATGGCAGCAACTATGTTTTTTGTGATAGTGTTAAGAGCATCGTCGTTCTTATCCTGTAATCTATACATATAAACATTTCCCTCGTTTGATATGTATAGATTAACTCCATTGCCATTCGCAATTTCACCTAAACCAACATAGCCCGTACCTGTTAGATTCGGGATAATAAATCCTACGAGAACTTCTTCTAATGAAGTTCTTATAGGTATCATATACCCTTTGGTCACATCAACTCCCAATGCCGTCAGATTATCAACATACGCTTTTATTGCTGCTACGTTTGCAGCCTTAGCCGTAGTTGAGTTGGAGGTCTTGATGGTTATCGCTTCAAGATGAGAGAAGAGCGGGGTGATGGTGAGAACGCCATCTGTTGTTAATTCTGCCTTATAAGGAGTGTATCCACTTGCATACAACAGTCCTACATAATCACCACCATCGTCATAAGAAAGAACTCCCGTTATGAATGTTCCATCATCAGGAATACTATTACGTCCAATGAACCTCGCCCCACTCAAATCATTTGCACCTGTCAATGCCTTCCAATCAGTCTTAAACTTGTCAAGTTTTGCCTTCCTATCCGCATCTGTGCCTGTGAGGTCGATTTCTTGGAGGACTCGGCAAAGAACCTCTTTGTAGAGGTAGCCTGCTTGAGTAAGAAAATACGAAAGATCAGTACTGATTTTTTCAACTATGCTACAAGTATGGGGACTATTTTTTGTTATAGTCACCTCATACCCATAAAGGTAAACATCTTTATCAGATTCTCCTTCTACATAAATACAAGTAAAATATAGGGTGTATGAAGTATTATCATCAGATTTGAATGTAAGTGTGCAAAGATTGCCGTCAACCGCCTTGAGCACCACATCCACATTATCGCTCAAGAGTTTCTGATATGTCTCTTCGTCCACTTCGGTGGTGTTTGGAGTGAGGATAATAGGCTTGCGTGCTCCTTTAACTAACATATCGGAGGTGACAATATCGGTATTGTTACCCATAAGAATTTGTTCTTCTCCATACATGCCATCGGGGTCTACCTTAAAGTACATAGGACTTGATGAGTCATCGAATATTTCTATCCCACAAATGGAGATATTGGTATCTCCATTGAGATACCCCACTCCCGAGTAGGCGTCATCTATGATGCAGGTGACCGCCATTCCGTTCACACTTGCTACCCCTGCGGCTTTTGCCTTTTCTACATAGTCAGCAATGTTCTTCACATTCTGAGCCTTGGACTCGGTAGTATTAGCCGTTGAAATGACGATTGGGGTATTCAGATTCTTGTTAGCACCCTTTATTTCTTGTATTAGGCGTTTTACGCCTGCTTCATCTAAAGTCTTTGCCATATTCTATTTAATTTTAATCATTCAAAATTATGATTAACTTTAATTTGTTGTGTACCAAAGGTTTGCTACCTCGTCTTCGGTGAGATAGTCAACATCAATGTTCTTCCTTGCCTGTGCCTTTTGTTCTGCGGTAAGATTCTGTTCTACAAACTTTACATTATCATTGACTTTTGCTTGTAGGTCAGTGTTCAATTTGTCTATTGAAACTGCACCTGCACCAATCTTCTCCTTTGTAACAGCGCCATCCTTAATATGTGCCGTATCAATGATGTCGTTCTGTATTTCGACATCACTCCAGTCAGTCCCATCAAACAGAACCTTTCTGATGGTGTTCCCATAGGAATACAAGCCCGAAGCAGTTTCACCATTTGTATTTGCAGGGACAAGCAAGCCGTTTGTCAGCTTTATGTATAGAGCCGTCTTGTTGTCTCTCTGTGCAAAAGATTTTATAGCGGCTGACGGGTCTTCGCCATATTGAACTTGAACCTGCTTGAGGTAGGTGAATTGTTGGTTCATATACAACGTCAAGCCAGGACTGAACTTGTCTCCCGTAACGGAACCGTCTGCTATTTTCTCTTCCGTTATGGCACCATTTGCAATCTTCTCAGTGGTTACATTGAGATTTTCAATGCGGGAGGTTATTACAGATTTATCTGCGAGTTTATCGCGGGTAATAGCCTTGTCCGCTATCTTGGGAGTAGTTACTGCACCATCAGCGATGCGCGAGGTCGTAACGGAGCCGTCAGCCTCAAGTGCCTTCACCCGCTCCGACAACGCGCCTATCTCCGCCTCCGTGTCAACACCGAACGCCACGCCAAGCGGGAGCACGCCCCATCCGTCACCATACACGATAGCGGACAACTCAGTCACCTCAACGCCACCGAAGTCAGCATAGACGCCCTTCTCCGTAGCAAGCCAAAAGCCACGCACATCCGCGCCGAGCGCAGGCACATCGGACGGACGCACCGCACCTCCGAACTGCCAACCCTCACCCAAATTCTCTATCAGGGCAAACAACGCATCCTGCATTATCTGCCCGGTTATCTCCTGATTGCCGTTGGGCTTCACCACATCGGCAATGTTCCTTTTCAGTTCATCGTAATTCATAGCACTACCACATTACAAGATACAACCATACGAAACCCTGCACCGCAAGCGCACCCAATGCCGTAGCCGTCCAGTCAAGCAGGTCAAACACCTTGTAACGACAATAGTCAACCACCTCCTTGACAAGCCCCGCCACAACACCGAACAACCAGGCATACGGAGCGACAAGCCCCCATAATGCCACAATGCCGACTATCGCACCGCCGCAGATGAAGTGCATATACTTGTCAGCTCCGAAACCAGTGAGCCAGGCCCACAACCTTTTTAACCATTCCATAACCCTAAACTTTTATATGATTTTACCCAAGTTCTTGACCACCGTGTCCGTGTGGAAGGTAATCGTGACGGAGGCATAGTTCCCCTGCTCCAGCCACTCCACCTCCATATCCACATCGTCCACATCATACTCAACCGAAGCACCGAGCGAGGTGTCCCATATCTTCACCACATCACTCACAGGCACAAGACGCAGGGCATCACACAGATACTCGGGCGCAAAGAAAGTCATCCGATAGGACTTCCGCGAGATGCCCTTCTCCATAAAGAAGTACCCGTCGCGCTCGTCGCCCTCCTTCTCTATCTCATACTCCGGACGCCCCACAGCCGTATTCAGCCATACGCGATTGACATATCCCTGCGAATACGGTATCTTACCGTCCGGAAGGGACAAGTCCGAAATGTCGTTCCACTCAAGCCGCACATTCGGAACGGCACCATAAGTGAACATCTCCGAATAATTTTCTGTAAAACCCGATACTATGTGCAGATAATATGTGCCGCTCGGAAGTCCGCCAAGCACAGCAGCATCCCCGCCATACCATATAACATCTATCTTGTTAACGTTATCCAAGTGGATATGAGGGATTATGGCGGTAGAAATGTCTGCCACCTCCTCACCGTCCGGAGCAAAAACTTTCACCGTGTCAATCGGGGTCGGTACATAAACAACCTTATGAAGTGTGGCGTTCTCACCATCCTTTATGTATGATTGCAGGTATAGCTGCACCGTCCCCGCAGGCACCTCAATAACCCCCGAATATAATGTATTTCCCACATTCGGAACAAAGGCTCTGAGCACGGTACCCTCGGCATTATTACATACCACGTTCACAGTGGATGTACCCTCCACCGTAACAGGTGCGGGAAGATTCTCCACCCAGTACTCCGTAGTCGTGCCGTCCAAATCATATTCGGTGAACCCCGATGCCGTCCAACCGCTCGGCGTGTATGTGTTTCCGTCTATGTCAAGATACCCATCAAAATACGCCCCGTTCCCTATTTCTTCTCCACTCGCGGGAGAGACATATTCACCGCGCGTGAAAAAGAAAGGCAACAGCCGATTGTCGCAGCGCAGGGGGAACACATCCCCAAATGCCCACGGCAACCGGCATTGCTGCTCCGCCACACTCCTGTAAAACGGAAGCGGTGAAAGATTATTATTTCGCGTCTGTCCCATATCTCAATGTAAGTTGTTGAAACAAAGATAGCAAGTTTATCGTATATGTGTTCACGAGTGCACGTCCCTTTGTTGACAAAACGCCACGATATGGGTCAAAGGTCTCCACCCACGGCAATCCCAACTCCTGCTCCATGGACTTCTTCACCGGATACCAATCTTCCACATCGTAGGTCTGACGACTATCACCGTCCCCGAAGGCTATGTTCCGGCAAGGATAATCCGCAATATACCACGTGCGCTCTATGTAATGGAACGACAGGCGATAATTCTGCGTTGCAACATCGTCAGATGAGGACGGAATTTCCACGCGGTCATAACCCGATACAAGATATATTGATAACGTTTGAGCCGGATAGACGCGATACAAAATATAACTTACCGATGCCGTCCCCTTCGGCATAACAAAATAACGCCTGGTTCTCAGCGTTATAGTGGCGAGCAAGGTATTGTTCGCACTATAACACTTGACTATGATTATGACGGCCGCGCTTATAACCGCCCTTGTGTATGTATCCGTATCCGCCTCTCGTGCAAGCGAAAATTTAGCCGTTTCAACAGTCGGTTCAAGCGTCTGCTGCGGCTGATAACCATAGCCCATAAGATATTCCGGCTTCGCACCCAACAAAGCGAAACCGTCCTTGTTGAATTCCTCGGGCGACAAAAGCATATAATCCAAATCCGAAGTGAAGGCATCTATCTTTACCTTGTTCGTGGCACTCTCGTTCACGTATTTCGCAAGGCAGGTGACGGCATCCCCATCGAACCAATCCGTGCATTCGTCCTGCCAGCCGAACTCATAACGCTTGTACAGTTCCGATATGTCGAACTTGAACTGCGACTTGCCATAAGCCCAGTTCTTGCCCGTGCGCGGGTCTCTCGCGTCCCTTATGTCATAGGGAGTGCCGCCCGTGTAAGACCCGCCATTGTAAAACCAATATATGTTCTCCACACGCAGCCTGTATGTTCCGTCCGCGTTCCGCTCTATGAACCAGTAGCACCTGAACACATCGCGGAGCATATCAAGCACCTGCCCTATGGTTATGTCACCCTTCTGCGCCTTCTGCGAGTAATTCGCCGTCAACACATTCGTCTTCGGCGTAATGTATATGTTCGGCGGTGCCTGCACGATACCCGTGTTCGTGCCATAGAAAAAGCCGCTGCAAGCCTCCGTATCCTCAAACGATATGTTGTATCCGCTGTCCTTGAATATCGCGCCCAGGAGCACGGAAAGCACCGCAGCGAGCGGATAGGCATCCTTGAGCTGCACCGTGTCCCAATACACATAATCGAATATCCCCGCGGAGAAATTGAAGTATGCCCACCACGAATACTCGCCCCACGTCGTCTTGCCGACAGGATAGAGCGGTGCACTGATGCCGAGCACGGCGGGCAATGCAGGCTTCTTGTAATAATTCGTGTTGTCGGGTGCAAGTCCCCATTCCGTAGGTTTGGCACTGTACTCGTTCGTGCTCATAAGACTGACAATCGAGGCGTCCGGAACGGTCACATAGTTGTAATTCAATGTCCGTGAGACAATATCCTCCGAAGGGAGGTCGTACTTCGGAGTGTAGTTCGCGTTATTGTGGATTATACGGCAATACATATTCGTCATATATGAACCATTAACCCCCGAATAATAGAAATACATTCCATTGGAGACGGTGCCGTATTCCACGGATGTCGCGTTAACGGAACTCAGCGGAGGGAGAAAGTAATTAATCCAACCCGAAGATGTCTTGCGTGATACCGCAACCCCCTTAATGCCATATTGTCCTCCGCGGCTTATCGTCAGTCTCCAATCATCGATTCCATCGGCATAAAGACTTCCGCTCGCAAGCCCCTTGAATTTTTTTCCATTAATGACAATGACATCTTGTCCCGAATATCCGAACAACTGAGGAACTATACAACATTCGGCATTTATCGACGCGAAATAGTACTTGTTCACCAAATCGGAGTGGCTTGGCGTCTGCTTCGCGTCCATCTCGAAGTAGTCACCGCCCATTATGGCCGTGAGTTTCTTGTCACCCTGCCTGTAATACTGCCAGCAGGCACGCCTGCGATACTCGATAATATCATTCCTCGGGGCAAGGCCGACAAGATTGAAGGTGTCGTCAAGATGCGCCTTCAGCCACGAATAGGCATCATCCGCCTCAATCTCCACCGCTATCTTCCGCGCATCCTCGTCTATCTCGCAGTCCGTTATGACGAACTTGCCGAAAAACTCAATGCCGCTCCTGTTCAGGCGCACGAGTATCTCCAAGCCGCGCTCCTGCGCCATTATCCAATCATAATCGGTGTCAATGAACTTCAGCGAGCCCGACAGCTTCTGTCCGAAAGCCATCTCACCCTCATCGCGCTCGTACTCCAACGACAAATCCGAATAACGCGGATGGCACGCCCTGAACGCACCACCACGCAAACCCATCGTAAATGTTATTTCCTCCTTCATAGCCTATGACCTTATTATCTTCCTTGTATGTCCATAAGTGATGACGCGCGTGCCGTCCGCAAGCCGTGTCTCCATCTTCCGCCCCATAGCCTTCTTCATATCATCGTGAAACCGCTCTATCGCGTCCGTGGAGCCGTCCACATTCACCACAAGTCCCGCATCGCCACGGAAGGCATTGCCGTACTTCTGCTCGAACACGCCCGCATTGAGCGCGTCTATCACCGCGGGGATAACGCTCCCATACTTGCGTGAACTCCGCTTGTTGATGACGGCAAGATACTCACCGCCCTCCGCACGCCTCTCGCGTCCGTCAGGCATCGTGCCAAGCGGTATGTCGCGCCCCGACTGATGCGAGCCGCCCGAAAGCAGTTCCGTACCGCCCTCACCGTAGGTCTGTGCCGCCAACTGATTTGCCTGTACCTTTGCCGCGGCAAACGCACCGAACATCGTGGCAATAGCCGCGATAGCCAAAGGTATACCGACAACAGGGATACCTGAAAAGGACGAGAATACCTGTGCCGATGCGGTAATGAGGCTTGTAACCTGCATAATGGTATTAAGCCGTTCCTGCGCCTCCACCGCTGCCTGTTGCTCCGCAAGTGCCTGTTCGTTTATCCTTTGCTTCTCAAGATACTCCTGCTGCGCCAAGGCCACATTGTTCGCATAGCCGTTCGCGCGTGCGGCTATTTCCTGGTCAAGCGTGGATTTAGTCGCGTCCAGTTCCCTCTGCGACTGCTCCACCATAGTATTTGCCAAGTCAACACGCGCCTGCGCTATCGTCTGGAACTGCTCCATTACATAGTTCACCGTCTGTTGCAGTCCTTTGGATAAGTCCTTCAATCCGCGCTTGCCGAATATATCCCCAAGTTTCTTTTGCAGCTTCTCAAACCACGACAATCCATCTTCCTCTGACGCCTCTTTCTTCAGCAGCTCAATCTCGTTGCGAAGTCTCTCTATCTCCCAAGTGGTTTTTGTGGCGTCCTTCTGCCACAATTCGAGCAAGCCCTCCTTGTACTCAATCTCGGCACCGCGCAACTGCGTTTTCTGCGCGTCCTTGTCCCCGAAGGTTGCAAGCCTTATCTCGCTCTGTCTCTGCTGATATTTCAGCTGCAGAGCCTTTTCGGCGGATTTGTCACCGAACACCGTCTTGCCGAGTGACGACTTGAGAGCCTTCCTGTCCATGTCGTCAAGTGCCTTGGCAAAGGCATCCGTCTCCGCGTCAAGCGTGCGCGTGAGGTCTCCCACCTGCGAACTCAACATCTCAAACCACGCATCCGCTATCTCCTTGTCCATGACAAGATGCAGGGACTTTATTTGATTGAGTATTGCCGTCTCGCCCGCAACGGTTATCTCGCGCTCATCCTCCTTGAGTGCCCGCTGCTCCGCAAGATATGTCCGCAAATCCTCGATGCGCCTCGTGTATTCGAGCCGTATCGCCTCCGTCTCCTTGAAGATGCTCTCCTGCGTAGCCTCAAGCGCGGCATCCTGCGCGGCGCGGATAAATTCCAAGTCACGGTTGCGGACGGATTTGCCCGAGCCGCCACCATTACCGCCCACTCCCAACAATGTACCGAAGTCAAGTCCCAATGCCCTCTCCCTCAATCTCTCACGCAGATTTATAAGTTTCTGTGTTTCCTCGTTGTACTTCTCCAGTTCCGATGTTGCGGATGCCAGAGCCGCTTTTTCCAACCCCTCTTTCATTGAACGCTGCGCAGCAGCCCCAAGACCCGCATATCCGCCTATATTGCCCGAAACGGCTATATCCGGGGATTTTGCGGCATTGTACGCACGTTCCGCCTCCTTAACCCTTGTAAGCAATTTTTGATACTTATCCGATGCCTCCCTTTTGGCAATCTCACCCGATACGGCAGTTATATCGTTCAATACGCCACGCACCTCCGCCTCACGCACAAGCAACTCAATAAATCTGCCCCTTGCGCTGATAAGGCTCTGTGTGCTGTCAATCGTCAATCCGAGATATTCGATTTGCTTGCCGTACTTCTCGTTGACCAACTGCACAATCTCCGCCTGCTCCGCCTCCGTCTTGTTGCCGTTCTCCAAGACATAGATGTATGTCTCCAGTTCCGCCGAACTCTCCGCCATCTGCCCCGAAACTTTTGACATGGTTTCATTGTACGCCTTCAGTCCCTCCGTAGCCGCGTCAAACGTCTTGCCCAAACCCAATACACTGCCCGCCCACTTGATTATCTCGTTGCCGAATTTGGATAACAATGTCAACGCAATAACCATAGCCGTCTGCCAACTGAAAAACGATTTCAGCGTCTGCATCAGCGCAACCTTCGTGCTCCCCATCTCGTCCTTCACGCGCTTGAAGGCATCCGTGAAGATGGGGATGTTGTTCGATATGGCGAGAAAGAACTGATTGAACGACATCGCCAAGGACGGTGCCTCACGGACAATCTGCTGCGTAGCCAAGCCCAGGCCGTTCAATGCCTTCGAGTAGTTGCCCACATCGAGGGTATGACGCCCGGTAGCCGCCTGCAGAGCCTTCATCTTCTCCATGGTGGCCTCCGCCTGCTTCTGCTTGTCGAGCAGCACCTTGTTGTTGCTTATCTCCTCCTGCGAATACTTGTTCAACTCAATCTTGAGTTTCGTGTACAGAGCCGCAAGACGATTGTAACTCTCGGCCGCCTGCCGCGCGTTCTGCGAGTTCTCTAATTGCGCCTTTGCCTCCGCCTTCATCTGCTGCTGCAACTCCGCTATACGCGCCTTGTACTGCTCGATGGCCAAGTCATTCTTCCTGTACCGCTCGTTGAGTTCATCGTACTTCGCCTTGAGTTTATCCACCTCCGACGCCTGACGCGCCAGCGGGGAACTGCCGCCACCCGCACCCGAGCCGCCAACACCATTGATTGCGTCCTTCATTGTCCTGGAAGCCGCGATGATAGCCTGCACGTCCCTTTCGTAAGTCTGACGCAACTGCCCCAACTCAGAAATGAGTTTCTGTATCGCCCCGTCGTCTATGACGAGGTCACTGTACTTGATGCTCTCCATATCACCTTTTCTTTGTCCGTGTCCTTAACTTCTTCATCTCCTTTCCCCTCCTGTCCAACAATTCGTAAGCCGAATAATACTCATTCACCGTCATACGCTTCGCGTCCGCGTGCAGCTCTCCCGATATGTACAGGCACATGTCCTCATATTGCCTGTCGAACTTCACCTCAAACTCACCGTTCCAATAGGACTTGACCTCCTCGAACAACCACATCTCCCCCTCAATGCGCCTCACCTCATCCGACGTGTCGCGCCCCTCGATTATTCCGTCAAGTATGGCATTGCACCGCCTGCGTATCAGCGATTCGTACTCCGCCTCCATGCTGTTCCCGAACAACTTCGGGAAATATGCCGTCAGTTCGGCGTCTATTTTTTTTTTAACGCCGACAAGCCATTGCGTCAGCCTGTCAACGCGCGTCTCCGCAAACATGTCGGCCGTCCTGCGCAGCCCCTCCTCGCTCAGGTCATCGCGCGGCTTGCCGTCCACCGACCTCACAAGCACCGCAAGCGCAAGGCTCTTTCCGTCAAACCCGTCCATCGTCATCGCTATCGACTGACGCAGATTCCGCAGTTCCGTGTCAACATCGTCGCGCTCACCCCGCGTGTTCAGTTCAATCAGCCGCCCTATGCGCCTGTCAACGGCACCCATGTCACCGCCAAGTCCGGAATCGATGAGCATATACTTGCTGAACTTGTGAAACCGCACCACGGGCATCTCCTCCGGCGCGTCATAAAGCACTATCCTGTGTCCGTTTACCTCTATCTCCATAATAACCTCATTTAAGCATCCGACAAACCATTGTAGCCACGAAAGCGGACGGAATCCACTCCACTGAACCCGTAATCAGCCAGCCGAAGCCGCACATGAGCACGCACATCCACCACGAGAGGCAGAAATCACACGACGCCATCTCCGAAACCAATCCGCATCCGCGCACCTGCATCCACTCGACAACGCCCCATTTCGACAGCAGAACAAGCGCGTAAGCCGCCATCGCGCCCGTAAGGATACACTTGTGCCACAGAGTGGTCATAAAGGGCGTAAAGCCCGCGAAAACCGCCAAAACGACAAACATGATGACGCACCGCAGAAAGCAAATCCCATATCCTTTCATCTTCTCTCCCATAATACTTCATTTTTCACAAATATAGGAGATTCCGAGCCCAAAACGCCCCGAATCTCCCATATTTTACAAACATTCATTACACATAAGGGTTGCAATCCGGCTCGACATACACGTCCATAGCCACACGGATGCCCGCAAACGGCTGCATGAGCGCACAGGATGCCGTCTCGTCGAAGGTGAATCCCTTATATACGCTCGCCGGACGGTCGTATATCTCCACGACCTCAACGCCAGCAACACGCCCGAGCGCATCAAGCACCTGAGACTTCACCCGCTCCATATCGCGCAATTCCGCATCCACACGGCGCGTGTCCCACCACACTATCACCTGAACACGCCCGCGCATCCGTCCGTCCGCCTTCTTCTGCGGCTCGTCAAGATAACAGAAGGAAAAACTGCCCCTCATCCGGTCGGGCATAAGGTCAATATACTCGTTGCCGCCCACCCATAAGTTGGGGAGGGTAAACCTTTTCCCCTCTATCACGCGCGTAATGCGCTCCGCAAGCCCGAAGGCATAGTCCAGCCATACAAGACTGTCACCCAGTGCCCTCTGTATCCTCTGAACAACCTTATCGAACAGATAAGGATGCTCCCTCAATGGTATCCGTTCCATATCCTAACCTTTAACAAAATCATATAACTTCTTGGCGACAGGCTCCGCGACAATGAAAGCCGATATGTATTCCACATCCGACTCGGAGAAACCGAGCACCTCGCCAAGATAATGCTCCAGAAGGAAATCCACCTTCCCCGCATCGTGGTCATCGCTCTCCACCCAAAACTCCTCGCCGCCGAAGACGATGTGCAGGCTCGCGTGGAAATTGCCGTAATCGTACAACGTGACCCTGTCCGTTATCCCCCCGCGCCTGCGCTTGTACGCTATGGTGTACGGCGTATAGAACGGGGATATGTCCGAGCCGTCGGGAGCCTTCCCCGACATGAGACGGTCACGGTTAAGCTGCGCTATCTCGTCCGCGGCATCCCCGCACTCGTCACGCACCCAGTCCGGAATCATTCCCTCCAGTCCCGAAAGGGCGGACGCCATTTCCTCAAGCCGAGCCGTCACGTCCATAACTACACGCTCCCATATCTCACGCCCCCCGTGTGGTTGCAGAGACATACGCGGTCAAGCCCCTTCGTCTCCACCTCCAAGGCATCGTAGGCACGGCGCAGGTCACGCCCCAAGCCGCCGTGTCCGTCCTGTCCGTTGAGGTCATACGCGATGTCAAGCCGGGACGCATTCGTCTGATTGCGGTTCACGCGCACATTCGGGTTGTTCATCAACAACGCAAGCACATCCGCCGCCACCTGCTTCTGCAACACGGACGCAAACATATCGCGCTGACTTACAAGCACGTCCGTAAGGTCACAACCCACCGATACCTCAAGATTCAATCCGTAGTTCAGCGTGTTCGTGTATGTGTTCTGCGCTATGTCCCAAATGGCGTTGTCGGCATTCAGTTCCCTGCCCTCGACGAAGAAGGGCGAATAGGCGGCATAGCGCGTCACCTCACGCCATACCTGCACCGAACCCACATTGCACGTGCCGCACGGCTCGCGGCTCCAGTCCTTGCTCACGTTGATGCCATAGCAGCCCAACGGCAGCTCGTCCTGCCGATAGGTCACATACCACGAGCCGCCCGCGTGGTCGTCACCCAGATAAGGCAGGTACACGTCATCAAGCACGAACCAACGGAACGAGCCGTTCCCGTCATAATGCAGGGTCTTCTCATACACCGGAAAGACCTGCGACGAATGGTATATCCTTATCGTTATGTCCGCGCTTCTGGTGAACTGCAGGCCTATCCGCTCAATCTTCGTGGTCACGCCCATGGCACGCACCGGAAGCACCTCGATGCCTACAAGACGCCCCTCGTTGTCGGTACTGTTCGCAATCCGTCCCGCACCGTCGAAGAGCGTCCGGCGGCTCACGAGCGAGCGCGTCTCACGCGCCAGCTTCTTCCGCTCGATGAACGTCGTCACCACCTTCGCGATGCCGTCGTCCGTGAGCTTGCGCATATATGCGGAGACGGGCGAGCACTTCATCCACCCTTTCGCGAAGTCGTCGTTGAAATCGTCGTTGAAGTCCGCGCCCGTGCCGGGCTCCACACCACGCTGACGTGCAAGCGAGCACCATACCGCATCGTCATACGTCACCATCTCGCCCCTCTCGTAAGTGCGTATGGGATTGTATCGCTGAAAACCGCTTCCGTAGTTCTCCGGCATGACCGCCTCCATGTTCGCGGTCGTCACGAGCGGATGCGCACCGTTGAAGTAAAGCCCGCTCTCGCTGAACCCGAGGACAGGCGCGACGTCATCCGGCAGGGCGGTGTCCTTCTCCCACCCGACAAGACGCCGCCACGATTCACGTATTTCCCTTAATCTGTACATATCATTATCCTTTTAACATTAAAAAAGCAGAGGACGGGGACAAGCCCCGCCCCCTGCGGCTGAAAGAGAAAAGAGGTGTCTTTCCTTATGGACTATGCCTCGGTCTTCGTGCTGACAGTCCCGACAACGGTCACAGGGGTCGCATAGTTCGTGCCCTTGTCTATCGTCGCCTTGATGACAGGATTAGGGTTGCCCTCCATGTCGTTGTTGTAGGCTACCACGAAAGCCACGTCAAGACTGAATCCGTAGAAGTCCTTGACCGCGCAGGTGAGGTCTGCGGATGCCGCGCCCGCAATCTGGCTCTGGTCGCCCACAGCCTGATAGTGGTGAAGTCCCACAGGCATTCCGAGTCCGAGGTCAACCTGAAGCCACTCGTGTCCCACCTTTGTCTGTGCCTGTCTTGCGCTCTCGCGGTCAAGACGGGTCACGATTCCGACATTTCCTTCCTCCACCGCGTAGAGAGTGCCGTACTTGCCCTCGGCGTTGGCGATGTTGTTGGTGAAGTGGAATACCTTGTCGGCATACTCAAGCTGCCTGTTCACGTCGTTGTAGAAGCCGTGCTGCGCGAGCTTGCGCACGAGCGCGTCAACGCCGCCGTTGCCGACGATGTGCACCTGACCCTCGTAGTCGTTAGCCACCATCATCGTTGCCACATCCTCAAGGATGTCCTCACGCTGATTCCAGTCCGCCGGAATGGCGTTGCCCGCCGGGGTGTAGATGAGCGTGTCGTTGAACTTCTGTGTCTTGTTCGCCTCAAGCGCAGCCACCGCAAGCTGGTCAAGCTTGTTCGCGAGTGCCTTGGTTATCTTCGCCATCTTGCGGTTGAAGTCGGCCTCATAGCCAATCTCGTTGTTCGCATAGAGAGACGGAACGATGGTGAATCCCACCGAAAGGGTAGAGAAGGCAAGCGTGTAAAGCGCGGATGTGTTCTCGTTGTCCGCCACCACGCAGGAGCGGCTCGTCGCCACGGTCACGGTGTCGGTGTCGAACACCGGAACCTGAACTGTGTTCCCCATGGAGCCGAGTGCCTTCGCCCTCAGTTCGGGTGTGATGATTGAATCCGGAGCCTCGGTCTGTCTCACGAAAAGGTCGAGAGCACCATAACGGCTCGGACGGAGCGTGTTCTTGCTGAATCTCGGGTCAGCAATACGCCAGTTCTGTAGTCTTGTTGCAAGTAAGCTCATAATTACTTTAATTAAACTTGTTAAACGATTTGTCTTTAAAGGTCTTACCCTCTGACCCTTTCGCTATTGCATCGGCAGTGACATCACATTGTTGTCCCTCCACGCGGCGTCCCGCGCCTCGGCAAATGCCGCCGTTCCGCTCACAAGCCCCTTTGCAAGCAAATCCGCGACTATGATGTCATCCGCCTCCGTTCTTGTCTTTGCGCCGGAAAGCGACACGAGACGGCTTCCGCCCTGTCCGCCCGCATTTCCGTTGCCTCCGGCACCTCCGTTGCCCCTGTTTCCCTCGTCCAGCGCACCCAGTCCGCGCAGATGCTCGGCAAGCAGGTCCGCCGCGCCATAAGGCTTCAGCATGTCCGAAGGGTTGACGGCAATCTTGCCCTCCCTGTCACGGAAAACAAGCACGTCATCCTCGAATGCCGCCGTGTATTTTTGGCGGATGGTGTTCACCGCGTCCCTGCGGAGCACATCCACCATGTTCTGCGAGTAGTCCGAACGGAACTTCAGTCCCGCCGCCGCACGGTCGAACTCCGCATTGACGCGGTAATCAAGCATCTCCCTCTGATACTTCTTCTCCGCCTTCTGGACATTCGTCAGGCTCTCCGCAAGCGCGGCCTTGGTACTCTCAAGGTCGGTCTTGAGCTGCGCAATCTGCGCCCTCGTCTCCTCCGTGCCGCCGTCCGTGAGCATCTTCTGATACTTCGCGTCCAATTCGTCGTATCTGGCCTGCAAGTCCGCGTTCACGGTCGCCCTGGCCTTCAGTGCCTCCGCACTGCGCTTGAGATATGCGTAGGTCTTCTCCGCACCCTCGCGGGCTATGCCGGTCGATGCCGCTATGGTATTGTCCAGCTCGCGGTATATCTCGCCTATCCGCTGCCCTATGACCTGATTCTCGTCATTGCGCGACAACTCGACAATCGCGCTCACCTGTTCCTCCGAAAGTCCGGTAATGTTACCGTTTATCAATTCAGCCGTAAGCATACTATTTCCCTCCCTTCCTTGGTTTTTCCTCTTTCACCGCCGTCACGGGCTCGTCCGCCGTAAAGTCCAGCACCTCCGCAGGCACATCCTTCACGACAGGCGCATCCTTCGGTTTTGCGGTAGGGTCGTGGAGCACCTCCACGTCATAACCGCTCTCGACAAGATTGCGGTAAAGCCCCGCAAATCCCTTCGCGTCAAACTTCTGCACGAACGGACGGCTCAACCGCTCCCCGGTGGCACCGTCAAACAGCCTGCGCTCAAGCCTGCAGTGGTAAAAGCCCCTCTCGTTGTCCTCAACGAGGTAATTTTTCGCCGTTATTTCAGTCAACGGCAAATTCTTTCCTTCTCTCGTCAGCATAATTCAATAATGTTTTACGTATTGTATCAATCTTTGTCCTGTAGTCGGACTGCGCACCGAATGCGACTATGTCCGTGTTCTCCCTCTCGAACCGCCCTATGTAGTTCGTGAAGTCAATCTTCAGCCGGAGTTCCCTCTCGTCTATAAGTCCGTCCCTGAACAACGCCTGCGCCTCCGCTATGGTCAGATGCCTGTACGGCTCCAGTTCGGCAAGCATGCGCATACGCGCCCGCATGCGCGGGTCACTGCGATAGTCGCTCTCGACTATCTGCCGCTGTATGGCATCCAGCTCGCTCTCGCTCGCGCCCGATTCCTTCGCCGACCTGTACCTCTCGCGCAGCTCCGTGCCCGAAAGGGTAAAGAAGTCCGTGCCGTAGTTTATCGACGCGCCCATGAAGGCGGAGCCGTAACGCAAGCGGCATATCGTCGAATCGACGAACGTCTGAATCCGCTCAAATCCCACCTTCACGCGACGCAGGATGACGCTCTTGCTCTCGAACTCCGCATCTATCTGCTTGTCGTTCACCGCGCTTATCGAAAGTATCGAATCGTCCGAGCCGACAGACGCGTCTATGATGTGACGCCTCAGCCTGTCCTCCTCGTCCACATTGAACTTCAGAGCATCCACATCCGCGTCAAGCTTCTGTATGGGATTGCGCAAATCCGCCTGCCCCTCTATCGGGACAGGCACCTCCACGAACGACCCCGCGCCCGTAATCCGCTTCGACGCGCATATAGGGCAGCGCACAAGTCCGTTTGAATCATACACATAATGGTCTGTGGCGTCAACAAGGTAGCCGTGCGAGCAATGGTGTCCGTCATTATCCTCATAGTCGCACTCCGGCTCGTAACCCGAATAGATGGGATATGCCCCGAAGAGGTCAAGCTGCTGCTTCGATATGTGAAAGAACAGCCACCAGTCCAAAGCCGACAACTGACGGCTCACGGGCGACCATTTCAGCCACGGACGCTCAAGCGACAACGGAATGTTCCAAAACCACGCGCACGGACAGTAGCCAAGCGCGTGCCCGCGCTCCGACACAAGCACCCAATTCTCATCATAGACGCGGTATGTGCCGCCGTCTATCACGATGTTGCGCTTGCCGTCACGGAAGGCTACCCACAACACCTCACCGCGCAGTCCGTTGTCGTAGCTTATCAGCCGCTCGGGACTGACGAAATAGAAGTAAGGCTCCGGCCTGCCGTTGACGGGCGCATCCGGCATGTCCACCACCACGAGACAATCGATGTCAGTACGGAAACGCTCCCACGCGTCATCCGCCCATACGGACGGCTCGCGCAGAACGTCTCGCCGATAAACATCCCAGTCGGCCGCATCCGCGCCGTCATTGAACTCATAGTTCAGCGCGGCATTCTTGCCGTCGAAGATACGCGAGAGCCTGTCGAAGATGACGCCGCATATCTCGTTGCTCGCCACCGGATAACGGAAGAGCGAACAGAAAAGTTTGTACTTGTCGTCCGGAATGAGATTCTTCACGAAGGCAAGGAAGTCCCTGCGTGCGGATGAGGCCACATTGTCCGTGACCTCCGTCTGCACGTGGAACCGGATGCGCTCCTGCTGCCGAATCATGTCGGCTATCTCGGAGTTCCTACCGCCCCACCTCGCCGCGTCCGCGGCCTGATATGCGTCGAATCTTACCATCGATAAACTCAAATTTCGCGTCATCAATCACCCAGGCCGGATTCGGGAGGCTCAGCATGCGCTCCGCCTGCACCAGCGGGAACTCCTCCCGCCAGCCCTCGCGCGGAGCGCACATCCTGACCTTCGTTATCCTCGCCTCCATAACCATACCCGCTAAAGGTCACGCGCGTCAAACTCACACGCAACCACCTTCAGGTCATCCGACCAGTTCGGACGGAACGAGAACTGAATGCCGTTGCTGTCCGGCGCGTCAAAGCCCCCGAGGGTCTTGTCGCCGATGAAAAGGCTCTCCACCGGAATGGCGGAATAGTCACCATCGGTCTCACCCGAAAGCGCACCCACCGCACCGTTCTCGTCGATGAGGTACACGCCGAGGTTATGCGCCTGCGATTCGCAGACGAGTTCCTTCATGGCCTTCACTATGCTCTGTGGAAGCCTCCTGAACACCGCGGTGAACGGTGTAGGCTCCGCGCCCACAACCTCCTCGATGCCCCCGAGGGAATCGTTGCCTCCCCCGAAAGTCCTTGCCGCGCCCGCCTCCGCAGACGGCGCGTTGAGGAACGGAGTGACAACAATCTTCGTGTCGTCCGTTGCCGTGAGAAGCGCATCCCAAGACGCCTTCTTCGTTATCGCCTTGTCGGCGGTGAACTTGTTGACCGTTCCCGATGTACCCTTGAGCCTCTGGAACGCCAGCTTCTGAATCTGTCCGAACGATTCACCGCAGGTGAACTTCGGAATGTCGGGCAATGCCGTGCCCAGCGGACATTTGCAAATCATTTCCTTACGTTTTATTCGTTAAACTTCCTACCCTCTTTCTCCGTGGTCTCCCACAACCGCAAATATACATTATTCCCGGTCGGTCAGGGACGGAAAACAACCCAAGTTATCAATAATCAAACCTTTTCAGCCGCCTTGTAAACCCTCCGTATGGGAAAGCCGAAACGCCACCGGAACAATTTTTCCTTAATCACAAACTCCTTCGGGACAAGCGCGGGACATATCTTCACATCCTCAACCACCGCCACGCCGTCCGAACAGCGCATATACTCGAAGTCCGCACGATAGGTCACGGCCCTCTGAACGACCCTCTCCACCCTCTTGACCTTCGTCTTCAGCTGCACCTCCACCGTCTCCCTAATCTCCGGCACAAGCTCATACACCACCTGACGGCGCAGACGGATTATCTCGCCGCGCTCCTCGCAGCCGAGAAGATAGATGTACCTGTCACGCTCACGCACGGAATCAAAGGTCTCGCCCCGAAAAGTGACCTTCCTGTTACCATATTTTGCACGCCCTTTCATATCAATGTCAATTTATCCGTCTTATACCCTTGGACTTCTCCGTACCCGCCAGCTCACGCAGGTATATCTCGGAAAGCACATCCTCGATGTCATCGTGCCTGTTCGCGCGGAAATCCGAAAGGAAGTCACGCAGATGCCTGTATGCGCTCTCCCACCGTTCCTCCCAGCCCGCGGGGAAAATAATCTGCTCGTTCACGTATGGCGCATAGGTCAGTATCTTGCTCTCCTTGTTCAGCTTCTGATGGAAGCCGCGCAGCTCGCACCGCGTCTTGCGCATGATGTCCTTGCGGAACTGCTCGCCGCCGTTGTTGCCCTCAATCCACGCCCTCTGCGTGTTGTTCCGGTTGAGCATGTCCGGTATCAGCGTGCGCGTCACCTCCGTGCCCTTCTCCGTGTATATCATGTCCGTGACAAGCGCGTAATAGAACGGCTCCATCCGCCGCGTCCGCGCGTTGAACCGTCCGTGCGGACTCCGGTACACGTCATAGCATATCGAGCAGGTCTTGTCCTTTCCGCTGTCCGCGGGGTCGGTGTAGTTGCCGCGCCTGACGAACACGCCCCACTCGCCCTTGTCCGTGTATGTCTTGAACGGATGATACAGCATCGCCGCCGCATCGGACGGATTGCCCTGATAAAGGCAGGCGAAATTCACCGGGTCAAGCAGCCGCTCCCGCTCCATCTCCGCCTTTCCGTGACGCTCCGGCCAGAGCACCTCTCCCGGCTCGCGCGGGTCTATCGGGGTCGGCTCGCCCTCCTTGATTGCCGGGAAATTCAACACCGCCCACGCATCCGGCGGCAACCCATCCAGCTGCCCGATGTCCGTTATCACGACACACCTCTCCGACTCCCTGATGCGGCCGATGATGTCGTCCTTGTGCCACCGCGTGAACACAACCAACTCCTGCCCGCCGTTGCTCAGGCGCGACCGCAGGACGGTCGTGTACCAGTTCCACGCCAAATCACGCACCAATGGCGAATTAGCCTCCGAATGGTCTTTATACAGGTCATCAAGGATAGCCACGTCCAACGGCAAGCCCGTAAGCGAGCCGCCGCGACCCACGGCACGCAACCCGCCGCCGCGACCGACCACCTCCGTGACCGTGGAATTGCAGGCATAGTCACACTTGCCCTCAACAGCCCTCGACTTCGCTATCTGCGTCAGGGGAAACAGCTCCGCATATTCGTCCGACGCCATTATCCTCTGCACGTCGCGGTTGAAGGTGCTCGCCAAATTCGCCGAATAGGAACAGATGCCTATCTTCCTGTCCGGATTCAACCCCAAAATGAACGCCGGAAGTATTCGGCTCGCCCCTTCGGACTTTCCCGATTGAGGTGGGCAACTCACAATCATGCGCTTCACCTCACCCCTGGCGAACTTGTCCAGCACGGCATAATAAGTCCTGTGAAAATCCGTCATCACCGTCTGCGGCCTGACATAACGCGCGAAGCAGTCAAGCCTGCGCCTGCCCATATACACCAGCAAAGCATCCGCCATCTGCGGCGTCATACGCATATCACTCATAATCCCTCCCCCTCCGCGGGAGCACCATTCATACCTTCACCCTTATCCACAACGACGCCCTCGGCGGGCATCTCACGACGCGCACCCAAAAGCGCATCCGCCATCCGCGACAGCTGCTCCTCGGGTATACCGCTGAAATCATACGAACGCGACGCGCCGCCCTGACGAGCCGTGATGTCCACCTGCACCGGACTGTCCACACCCAACAACTTCGCACGACGCTCCATTATTCGCAACAGCACGTCAAGAAACTTCGGATTGCCCACGCTGTCACGCACCGTCTCCGACACCTGTCCGTCCACCGTCTTCACCGTAACACGCTTCTCGCGGCTCCTGAGGTAGTCAAACCACGCCTCCTTCTCCAGCAAATCCAATTTCGCGCTCTCCTTCGCCACCAGCGTGTCAACCATACCGCTCTCGCGCATCTTACGCACCTCACCGTCCAGGACCCTCTGTATGTCACAACGCACACGCTCCGGACTGACACGGTACTCCAAGCCGTTGTCCGAAGCCAACCTGTTCACCTCATCCGCTATCTCCTTGTAACTCCATCCCTGCAGATACCTGCGCATCTCCACGACTCCGTCATACTCCTGCTGACGACGAGTGCGCTCACCCACAGCCAACTTCTGAACACCACGTGGCTTCCGCTTTCTCCCCATACCAACCCTCTCACGCTCCCTTACCTCACCACGATACTTCTGCATATATCGCTCAACCGCCTTTCCCATAATTACAAAAATTTTAACATTTTCCGCATATATAAATATAATATATAAAGGGTTATTTATAAGGCTTTATATATTATATTTATCAATAACACTAAACCATAACTAAAACAACAAAACCAACCCCAAACGCAAAGTTATAAAAAATTTATCGCAAATTTTAAGGGAGACTTTTCGTGCCCCCTCCCTTTCCCTACCCCCCCCTCTCTCCACAACCCCGGAGAGGGTGAAAAATGTTCCTGAATTTCAAAGCGCACAGGGCGAAAGATAGTCTAAAGATGTGAAAGAGTGGTAAAATATAGTCCCTTTGCGGTGGTATGGTTGGTTGTTCAGGCTTGGAGAATTGGCGAAGATATGAAAAAATTATATATAAATTGTTTGTTTAGGTAAGCAGGTGTAATTGGTTGAGTTGTAGCGTATTAGTGTAGATATGGTTAAAATGTAGTGTAAAATTATTTGAAAAAATGTGAAAAATATTTTGCAGATATAAAAAAATATATATACCTTTGCATCGTTGAAAGTTAAACAATAAGCCTGCGCTATCGAGGGGGCAATATCGGGCGAAAACATTATGAAAGCATATAACTACGAAGAGGCAGTAAAAAACGATGTACGCACATGGATTGAGGATAATGTGACATTTTCAGAATGGGAGGGTGACCGCGAAGGACTGGCTGAGTATTTGGACGATGAATTAATTACATCTGACAGTGTGACCGGAAACACCTCGGGGTCTTATACTTTTAACGCTTGGGAGGCTGAAGAAAATATTTGCCATAATATGGAGTTGCTCGGGGAGGCTTTCGAGGAATTCGGAGTTGACGCCGGGCAGATGCTCAAGAAAGGCGCGGAGGCCTGCGATGTCTTAATAAGGTGCTACCTGCTCGGCTCGGCTATTGCCGCCGTGCTCGATGAGCTGGAGGAGGAAGGGCGCATCTAACAAATAGCCGTCTCGGAGTGTTCCGGGCGAAAATCTGCCAGCGTTGACGACGCAGGCAACAAAACGCACCCGTTGCGAATTAATTAACATTTTGCCCGGCGTGGGTGATACCTGCACCGGGCATTTTTATAAAAGCACGCAAGGCGGCTAAATAGCCGTTTTCGGCTCGTTGTGGTATAGTTATATTACCGATGTGTGAAAGTGCCCGAAATGCCGCCAAAAATGCCAAATAAGGCATAACAGCAAAACAAAACAATAGCCGCGCAATCTGCGAAAGGGTCGCACGGCTCAAAATGGGAGGATACAGGGCTATTTTGCGCCCTCTGTCTGGTCGTCCGGCTGGTTGCCCGCCTGGTCGCTCCGTTGCGTCCTGAATGCACGCACGGCGGCGAAATAGGCGCGGAACGCCTGAACCAACGGAACGAGCAGCAGCAGCAGCGGGGCAAATGTCCACCCCCACGGAATTATTGACAATTTACACCCCTTCAGGACAATGAAAGGAACGCACAACAACACGGGAGGAAGAACGACGGCAGCCACACCGCGCCAAATCATGCGGCGGCGGCGGCGGTTGATTTTGTCCAGCTGTTGCCGCATGTCCTCGATGCTCTGCCCGGCGTCGGTGGTTGAGTCGTCCGGGCGTTCCGATGTCCGGGACTCCCGGTCGGTGGTTGCGTCCGGGGCGGTGCGTGAATTTTTAGCCGCGCGGGATTGACGTGAATTTTTAGGCTCCGGCGATGCCTGTGAATTTTTGGAGCGAAACATGGTACGTGAATTTTTAGCGGGCGAGCCGCCGCGTGAATTTTTGGTCGGGGCGACGCGCCGTGAATTTTTTACAAAGTGTCCGCCGCGTGAATTTTCAGCCTGTACGGACGGACGTGAATTTTCAGAGCCTGCGCATCTCGTCCTCTATGCCCGAGCACCGCGCCCACATGTCGCGCAGCCTCCAGTCATAGCGCAGGTTCTCCCTGAAGCGCACGACATCATAATACACGATGCTGTAACTCCTGCGGGAAAACCGCGCTATGTCCCCGAGATGCATGTTCAGGACGGTGAACGCGAGGTAATGGAAGCAGGCACGCGCGGAGACGAGCGGGGCGGTGCGCCTCCTCTCGAAGATGTCGTCATACCCGGACGCATCTCCGACAATACGCGCCAGCGTTTCCATCCGATATGTATCCTGAACATCCATACCGCAAATATACACATTTTCAAAAGGATATCGCGATTGTGCGTGAATTTTTCATCAGTCATCGTCTGTGTCGCAGGACGAGACGAGGACAAGAAGTATCAGTGCCGAGCATCCCAAGGACGCCAATATGCCCAGTGCCACAAGAAGCCAAATCCACCACATAATCAACCCTCCCTTTTCCTTGCCTTTTGGCGTGCGTATGCAGCCGCACCGCCCTTTCCCCAACGTGCAGATACCTGCTCGAAGGTATCGTTGATGTAGCAGTGGTTTTCCGTCCATTTCACACTGTGCTGCAAGTCGGCGTTGCCCGATGTCCTCGCGAATTGTCCGTCAAAGTCCATGATGCCGTGAATTAGAATGGTAAATCCTCGTCTGTCGCGCCGGATGCCTCGGCTGTCGCGGCTTGAATGCCGGGTGCGTCCACATCCACCTCCACCGCATCCACGGATGCCGCTCCGAAAGGCTTGAGGTCGCCCAGTATCGGCTGTGAGTTGCGCTCCGCCTCAGTCATCCTGTCGCGCTCGTCCTTGCGGAGTGAACGCTTGACGAGGTGCGTGCCGCCGAACTTGCCCGGCTGCCTGAGCTCGATTGCGGCGAGGTCAAGATATGCCGCGCCGCTCTGTGCGCAGAAGATGCCGTTCTTCTCCACGGGGATGATGACGCAGTTCTCACCCCTTACGCTGCCGAGGAACGCTCCGTCGAGTTTCCTCAAATCAATCTTCAATGAATAATTCATAACTTGAAAAATTAAATGTTAAATAAACTGTTCCGTTGTTCCCGTGTGGACGGCCAGGCCCGCACGAGAAAAGACATATTAAAACAACGCGGCCCGCACCTCACGGCGAATGACAGTTGTTGTTAATGGGCAGGACTTGCCCCGCCTGCCCTTCGGGATATGTAAAGTTACAAATATTTTTTGAAAAATAAAACGATTTTCACTTTCCACAAAATGCAATTCTGTAAGGCTTGTTTTTCAGCGTCGGACGCTGTTCCTCGACGAACTTCCGGAGGTCTTGTTCGTCAAGCGGGAACAGAGGGCAGTACTCGTATGTGAGCGTGCACTGCCACCTGTCGCCGAGCATGACATCAAACTTAATCTTCTTCATCATTGATAATCTTTGTGACGATGATTTCGGGCATTATCTTTTCAGTGTTGTATTCATCAACATATTTTCGGTATTCAAGTCGTCCGATTATGTGAACCCACGCCCCTTTTTCTATCTTCGTCAGGTCAACTTCATCTGAAGAGTATGCGTGACAGTTATGCCACGATGTTTCTGCCGTGTGACATCCGCCGCTGTTGTAAACCTGTATCGTGCAGAGTTGAAATCTTGCGTATTCCGTACCCCCCGATGACTTTCTTTAATACCCTACCTATACGCCCTGCAAATTCTATTTGATTCATATATTCCTCTTTCATAACGGTTGATTTTTCGTTTTTTATTGCGGATTCTGTAAAATTTCTACTAAAACTCCATTTACCAGCTTATACCAAGTATCTGCCTTGACCTGTTCTCCGTCCACTTTGAATGCCTTAATATCCTTTATGGGATAGCCCGCGCCATCCCATTTATCGCGCTCGGCAAGCACAATCCAAGTTCCCAATGCTCCGCGTGCTTTGCTATCATAACCCACACTCATTGCAATAGAGTGTTTGCCCGATGTTTCCGCTGCACCATTGTCGCCCGAATTGGATGCTGCACCATAATCGCCCGAATTGGATGCTGCACCATAATAGCCCGAATTGGATGCTGCACCATAATAGCCCGAATTGGATGCTGCACCCTTATAGCCCGAATTGGATGCTGCACCCTTATAGCCCGAATTGGATGCTGCACCCTTGTCGCCCGAATTGGATGCTGCACCATAATCGCCCGAATTGGATGCTACACCATAATAGCCCGAATTGGATGCTGCACCATAATAGCCCGAATTGGATGCTACACCCCTATAGCCCGAATTGGATGCTGCACCATAATCGCCCGAATTGGATGCTGCACCATAATCGCCCGAATTGGATGCTACACCCTTATAGCCCGAATTGGATGCTGCACCCTTATAGCCCGAATTGGATGCTGCACCCTTATCGCCCGAATTGGATGCTGCACCATTGTCGCCCGAATTGGATGCTGCACCATAATCGCCCGAATTGGATGCTGCACCATAATCGCCCGAATTGGATGCTGCACCCTTATAGCCCGAATTGGATGCTGCACCATAATTGCCCGAATTGGATGCTGCACCCTTATTGCCCGAATTGGATGCTGCACCATTGTCGCCCGAATTGGATGCTGCACCATTGTCGCCCGAATTGGATGCTACACCATAATAGCCCGAATTGGATGCTGCACCCTTATAGCCCGAATTGGATGCTGC